TTGACTATATGATATTCACCAGCTTGATTATAGTAAGCATCAGGAGTATTATAGACCGTTGACCAGATCTTTTCTTCCTTCTTCTCACCATTCTCGTCCCACTGTGTAGGTAGGTCTGATGGCTCATCTGTTTGGTATGTTTCGTTGAAGTAATAGCCATACACTGGAGCTTGAGATCTTATAAGCACCTCAAGCAATGAATAGATAACTTTTACCTCTTGCTGAACTAAAGGATAATCTTCTAGAGTTTCCCAGTCCCACATCTCGGGCATAAAGACACCATCTTCATCCGAGCTTTTATACACATACCAACCATCTGAGTTGGCAACCTTTGAATTTTCCATAAGCATTCTCCACTTAATTAAACAATGTATAAGTTATTCAACCTATACTACCTATTATACTAGCGACTAAACGACTCTAAAACGAGTTGTTTAAGCATTTTTATTTAACATACCAAACGGGAAGATCTTCACCTTGGATTTGAATAACCTTTTCGTCTTCCACCGTTGTAATAACTATAATCTCATGATTACTGAGTTTGATAGGCTCTTCTTCCGTACCCTCAGCCAAGAGGTCGAACTCCCATTCGTTGTACTCCTCCCAAAACCTGTCTTCAGCCTCAATATCATTTTCATTGATTTCATGGCTCCCAGTATATAGCACTTCATCGGTCTCTAGCAATTCCCTAACCTTTTGAGTCAGCTCTTCGCTATCGTCTAGAGTTTCTTTTTCTAGTGATACTT